AAAATAATCATTATACTTATCCTCTTCAAACAAGAGACAGTGTATGACCCTACCTGCTACCAGGTGAGGGCCAACACTATCTTCTCTTTTGTTGAGCACATAATGATTATAAAAAGCTACCGGAGAATAAAGAAGTTTACTAATGCTAGAGTAGCTAAAGTAAAACTTTTCTTTATAGAATCTTTCTAGTTCCTCAGAACCATTCAAAGTCATCTCCATTTGTTTGTTCTATTTGATTGTTATTTGATTCTTCTTCTTCCTTAACTGGGACTAATTCTTCCTTAGCTAATTCTTCTTCTATTGCTATTAACTCTGTCTTAAGTTCATCTCTCTTAATATTAGTTATTGCAGCTTCTATGAGTTCATCAGTAACTATTTCATCTACTGTAGCTGTGACCTCAAGTTCTTCAGGATTAATTAAGTTAAAAGATGTTAAACCAAGTTTGTCAAGATAGTCTTGTTTAATAGTAACTTCCTTGATCTCAAAGACCTCATCATATGAAATCATTCTATGAATATCATTGGTATACTCTTTATACAATACTTTAATCATATCTAGAGTTAGCAGACCTTTTTGATCTATAATCTTGACAATATGATGAGCATTTAAACTACTTATATTTCTCGGAATCCAATTGAAATAAGCAAGCATAGACTTGAAGTTCACATGGTTCTTAGTATGTGTATTGCTTATTACATGCTGGTAATCACTTATAAGCATTAGTAAATAAAGCACACTCTTTTCATAATGAGAGTTTGCCATAATTTCCATAGCAAGAACATGATTGTCATCATCAGAACTTTCAAACATAGTTTGTAATTGCCTATACACATCATAGTCTATAATTGTAGAATCATCACCATTAATATTAGTAATTAACTCTGACTCACAATAGATTGGTTTACCCTGAATAGCATCAAATGTTTCTTGATACTCTGGTTCAATACCATAAAAATATTGACTTTCATAAGTATCTATACTTCCATTACAAAGAGTATTTCTCATGTCTGACCAATTTGAACAAACTCTCTCAGCACCAGTACTTGCTATTGCTGTTTCTAGTTTCTCAATGTAATAGTCATCATTACAAAGCTTCTTTACATTTTCAAGAATAGTGTTTGCATCTGCAAAATAATACCAGTTAGATGTAGTTAGTTTACCCACACTGCTTTTACCGCTGAACACAACAGTAGCTTTTTCCGGATCTCTTACCACTCTAATACCAAGATTCAATGCAAGGTCTTTTAGTTTCATTCTTGGGATATTAACTCCCGGAAGTAGATATATTGTGTCTCCTTTTGTAGGAACATATCCTTTTGCATTTACAAAAGTATCAAATGAATCTCCTAGACCTTCTATAATATTTACATCTAATCCACGTACAGTACTGTGATCTGACCCATTGGTCAATTCAATATGAACAAATTTTTCCATAGTTTAATTTATAAAGATTAGGGGAAGTATTACCTTCCCCCATCTTAGTTTTTTATTAGTTAAATGTTTGTTTAAAGGGGGTGAATCCCCACCTTTGTTTTACTGGATAGCCATCTTCACCACATTCGTATTCTGCATATCCAGATAATTAATAGCATTTTTTATAATTTCTATATTATCTTTAAAACTACCAAGTGCTACATTACAATGTGCGCATAATATTCCCCTTGCAATACCCGTTGCATGACAGTGATCAACAACAAATCCTTTTTTATGTTTAATAACTGATTCTCCACATATTTGACAAACCATACCCGCTTTTTCAAATAGTTCATCAAAATCTTTTTTTCTAAAAAACTCTAAATCCTTATTTAAAATACCTTTTTTCTTCCAACCAGCTTCAAGAAATCTTAGTTTATTATTTAAATAATAATTCCTTTGTTGCTGTTTTATTTTGTCCTTGTTTTTTTCAGCATACCTTTTTACACTCAAAAGATATTTCTCTTTGTTATCTTCATATTTTTTCTGTCTTGCACTTGGTTTATAATTAGAGGAATGTCTAATAGATTCACATTCCTTACAAGTTGGAATATATCCGAGCTTATGTCTCTTTGACTTATAAAACTCAGATATATTCTTTTCCAACTTACATCTTGTACACTTAATATTTTCCATGGTAACTTTTTGTTGTAAATATACAATTAATTTTGTTACCATTTATAATATAAATATTATTTACTGTATTGCCATTTTGACTACATTATTGTTTCTCATAAGAGCAGCAAACTTAACTTTGTTTCCATTTACTATCTCTTTGACCATATAATATCTAAGGTCATTTGTAAATGCATCACATTCAGTAGTAAGAATTGCTAGTCTGTCAATTACTGTTGGAGCAATTGCACCTTTATCAGCTTGAACAAGTGAATAGTTAATTACCCGTGTTGCAATAATACTAGAGATATCTGCTCTAAAATCATCACCTTTACCAACTGCATTTGTCAGAGCTCCCATTACATAATCTTTATCTTTAGTCAAGATATCTTCAGGAGAAATTAACTTATCTAGTTTATTATTGATAAACATAGTAAACATAGAACTAAAGTCTGCTCCTACAGAACCTTCACCAATCATTTGGATTAGAGGTAGATCATCTTCAAACTTAGGAATAGAACTAATAGCATTAAAGAATGTAGTAATAGACCTTGGATTAACTCTTTGAGTTACAAGCTCAGGATGCATCAACATAAAGTTAATACATCTACCATCTATCCCTGCTTTCTCTGCCCACTTAGCCCATACATCAGAATCATACTTCATCTCCACAGAAATAAATCTAGTCTTCTGAGCAACATCTAAGCTAGTAACATTATAGTCACCATTGTCTGGATTAGTGGTCAAGATAACATGCCAGTTCTTAGGTAGCTTCCAAGAAACATATTCTTGTCTATCTAAGATCTCCATAGTAGCTTGCATAAATCTATGGTCTGCACGAGTATAATCATCCAATACCAAGAAGCCACCTTCACCTTTACCTTGAATCCACTCAGGAGCAGCATGAGCCATTCTCTTATCTACAACAGTATACTTAGCATTCATGGCTGCTGGAACCTGAGCTTCAGTTATCCATCTTTGTTTACCTTCTGCATTTTGCACTAAAAATTCTTTCACAGGAAAACCAACAAGGTCACCTAGCTCCTCTATCTGAGATAGATTCAATTTTACTACATCCATACCAAGTTCTTTACCCAACTGCATAATAGCAGAAGTCTTACCAAGACCGGCATCACCCTCTATGTTAATTGCAACAGGCACTTTGCCTTCAGCTTGAATATGCTGGTTATTCTTAACCATGTGACGGATAAATCCTTTTAACTCTTCTACGTTTAATTGTACTGTGTTCATAATTTTTATAATTCTAATTTAATAACTCTACCTGGTAAACTTTCATTCATACTTGATCTTTCTGACAATACCCAAAGGACATTACCTTTTGGTACTACAGATGTATAACACTCACCGTCAGTAAAATACACCAGGCTAGTATATTTCTTTTGGTTAGCATTATAATAATCCAAGACAGGATCAAACTCTGTTCCTCCTCTTCCTACTACATTTATTTCATTCTTACCTTTGTAGGCTTCAATAGACCTAATGCTAGTATCACACTGCATTATAGTTACATCTACACCTGCTTTGTAAATATGGTGAATCTCACCCATGAATTCTTGTAGCTCAGTATTACTTACAGAACCTGAAGTATCAATAGCTAACAACATGTGTTGTCTCATTTTAATCTTCAGACCTGGATTCTCTTCATACCTTCTGTTTTCTTTTCTACGGATTTTCTTAGTAAATACCTTTGTACTAACTCCAGTAAATCTTCTAATATATCCACGCCAGTCAAACTTAGGTGCTACTATTTGTTCAATAACAATTACTCCTTCTATCTCACCTGGAACATTCCCGCGCTTTTTAACAGTTTGTTCTTTAGCATCAGATAAAACTTTCTGTAATTGTTTCTCTATTAACTTTTGCTCAGCTTCACTAAGATCTTCAAACTCTCCCCATGTACTGTGGTCTGGTCCTTCTCCATTAGCTACTTGATCAAGTAACTTATCCATATCCTCATTACCACAACTACCATTCTTATCCTTCTCTTCTTGAAACTGATTCAGCTTGTCATAGTAATATCTACAACCAGCTTTCCTATCAAGATCTAAATCTTCATAGTCATCTATATCTATTCCACCCTTGGGCAACCAGTCTTTATCTATATACTGGTTGATTTCCATGTCCATTGCTATGTTTGCAAGTCTATGATTCTTAAAAGACTTAAAACTTGTCAGATGACCAAAAGCTATATGAAGTAATTCATGCTTTAGTAATCCCATTTGATGCATCTCACTGAGGCCTGTCCAGAATTCTTCATTGATAGCCAACTGAAAGTTGATACCATTCTTACTAACACCTGCAGTAGGAAGATCTTTTCTCCATACTTTATTGAGCATAATGAGAAAGAACCCATAATAGGGCTCTTTCAACATCAGCTCTTTACTAATTTTACTAAGACTCTGTTGTTTGTCCATCTTGTTTTAGTTTTATATCTAACTCAAATTTATCCGTGGGATACCCCATAGCATCTAATATCTTAGTCATGTCTCTAATAAAATATTCTAAGAATAATTCTATTGATTGTTTACTAGATTTATTTGCTGTCATTAGTGCAAGTATTTCTCCGGAGATTAGTTTACTTTCCCAATATCCATTGAACTTCTCAATTCTCTCTACTATAAACTCATGTGCAGGTTTACAGTCTTGTTCCCAACTACTCAAGTTATACTCACCATATTTATACATTACCATTATCTCTCCAACATATTCTTTAAGATTTAGATCTTCTATTATCTTAAAAGCTACAAGTCTATTGTCTTTGTCTGGAGATCTTAGCATTCCAATCAGATTCCTTACTTCATCTTTTGTTAAAATCATCAGTCTTCAATTTTTAAAGTTTTAATCATCCACTCTGTAGGTGTATTTATATTATCAACCCACTCCTTAGCACTTGGAATATATCCATTGCAATCTTCCTTTACATGTTGCTCACCAACATATCTTGTGTATACAGTTTTACCTTCTGAATTTTCAAAACTTGTTCCAAACTTTTTCTCACATTCAAATATTCCTTCACTGTGGTGTCTGAACATTCTATGTTTACTGTGTCCTATCCAAGCCTTAGTTTCATCAAACCAGTTATGAATCTCTATGTAATCAATTGGAAAACCTCCCCACTTTCTAGCAGAAGATTTTGCATGTTGCCAAGGATGTGACATTAGTCTTCTGTTTTTCTAAATAAATTACCTTCATGTATAAACTCATCATAATCAATTTTTCTGATGTTATTTTCTACATAATATTCCCCGGAAGGAACTAATATAGACATTGTACCACTACCACCCTCATTATTCCACCAATCCTCAATATCATCAAGAATTTTATCTGTTGCAAAGTTTTCTATATTTATTGCAAGTTCATTATTTAGTTCTTTTAGATTCTTAGAATCCCAAGGTAAACTTTGAACTTCTTCAAGTGAAACACCCTCTTTATCTGTATACCTCATATCTTCTATACAACCACTATCTCCTCCACCTTCATAATTTATTCTAATACCAGTAACCCCCAGATCCGCTAACTGGATCAAGGTTTGTGTTAATTCTTGTTCTGTCATATTATTTTGTTTTTTTCTTAAAACTTACTTTTATAAAGTACTTTAAAGCATCCCAAAAAGAAGCAGCAATATAAATATTATATAAGTAAATAGTTCTAGGAGCTACAATAAATCCTTTATTTAACTTTTGTGTTTCTAGCCAATGTTCATCTTTATGAATCCAACACAACCAATACTTTTTACTTTTTAATATTACTCTACCCTCTATAGGATATTTTTTAGCATCTGATTGTTCCAAATGCCTATAGTCATAAAATGTTCTCATAATTATTTAAATTTGTAAAACCTACCCAGGATATTTCCATTTAAGAATTCATCACTCTCTAATACACCTCTAACAAACTGAAACTTAGTCTCATAATAAGTAAGTTCCATTTTAGAGAAACATATCTTGAGCATGTATCTTCTAATTTCTATCCCGGCTTTATGTGCATCTTTCAGCACAGCATTGCTACTATAATAGTCTAGATAGGTAAGTTTCTTTTGTATAGTATATTTCTTAGCTCTCTTATCCTGCATAGAAGACAAGGCTTTCTTGCCAAATCTCTTCTTTGTTACAGAATAAAAGTTCTTCTTTCCAATATACCTTACAAGTTTACCGTCTATTATAGCCTGCATCTCATACACAAAACCCTCTGCTCCTTCTGGAATCATGGAGCTTTCAAAGTCTTGTCCTTGGTATGACCATTTACTCATAGTATTGCATTTTTTAGTAATGGTAAGAGATTGTCTCTCACTTTATCTATACCATGTACTTTAATAGCATCTGATAAATCTTTCTCAAGATCAAGAATAACATAATTAAAACCATATTTAGATTTATATTTCTCAGCAGCTTTTATACCAGCCTCATCATTATCAAACAACACACATACTTTCTGATACTTAGGACTAATGTTACTCATTATGTTCTCTGGTATCATAGTATTCTCACTGTCTGGTGCAATTGCTTCTGAATTACTAATCTTTAGTTTCTGATATGCCATCAAATCTTTAAGGGAAGATGTTATAATCAAATAAGGTTTATCAAATACTAATTGTTCTGTACCTTGTATATAATCTCTTACCTTGATAAATTTACTTTCTTTAACCTTTGGCTGATAGATTTTATAGAGTGTCCCGTCTTCTCTAAAATACCCATAGATATAATTACCCTTGATAGTTATACTTGACACAACATCATTTTCATCTGTCTTTGTCATTATATAATATTCTAATGGAACAACATTATATCTAGATAATAATCTAGAACCAATGTGAAATCCCATCCAATATTTTTGATCAAGAGTATTCCAGTGCCGCATCTCATAATCAGTAACCTTAAATTTACTGTGCTGTTTATAAGACCTTATTGTGTTACAACCATTAGTTAAAACATACTGGTTATAGTCTTCAATTATCTTATAACTTGCGGAACCTCTAGTAGATAAATTAAATAGATTTTGGACAAGGCTTATTGCATCACCACCAATACCTGAAGAAAAATCTTT